GCCAAACTCCTTATCCTACATATCAACAATCCTTCCCTACATCTTCTGTGTTCCAAAGTAGGAACTCGTATATTCCAACTTATAGGTCGGTGGTGAAGTAATGTTTGATATGTTTGGAAACAAGCTTAAAGTAAAAACAGTACAAGATAGCATAGATCAAGTACTGGCAAAAATGGAAAAAGAAGAAGCAATGCAACAAAACCCATCTATGTATGAACCACAACCTCCCCCAATATCTATGCAACAAGAGGTTATGATGTCTATGATGGGTGGAGGTAATCCAGCATTAGCTTTATTAGGACAACAGCAGGCAGGGCCTGGAGGAATGGGTGGCGCACCACAAATGAATCCAGCTCTAGGTTTTAATGGTATGGTAGACTTTAGCAATCCAGCATCAGTTGGTAATATGCAAAATAGTTTACAGAATGATCCTAACTTTATAGCTAATCAGAATGCGGTTCTCAATATGATGAACCAAGCTTTAGGAGCAATGCCTAATGTACACGTTAGTCCAGCAGCTCCTCCACCACCACAATGGGGAGGAGGATTCCCACAACCCTTTCCTAATCAAATGGTAGGAAATAACTTTGGTCTGAATCCTAACTTTGTACAACAAACCCAATTCCAGAATCCATTAGATGGAGTTGTACCTGCAAATCCTGATGCTGTAGTTAATTCAACTGCTAGTTGGTATGGAGGAACACCATTCCCAATGCAGAATGGATTAGGAATGCAGCCTAATATGGTAGGAGGTTGGAATGCTCAACCTTCTTATTATAATTTCTATATGAATGATCCTGCTAATAGGGAAGCATATATGAGATTTACTCAAGAGGAGATCGATGCTGGGATAGGATTTAAAGTTAAAGTCGTATCTAAAACAGAAGAAGAAATCCGAAGAGAAAAAGAACAAGATGCATTAGAAGAGCAAGCTCTTATTAATAAGCATCTTACATGGGATGATAAGTTTAAGAATATCAATTTCAAAACAGTAATGAGAGAAGTTGATATAGATGATCTCCCAGAACCTCTAAGAAGAATACGCATGGAGCAAGAATCTCAAGCTGCAGCGGAAAAAGCTAAGGAAGAAGCAGAAGCTAATAAACCTAGCAGACTTATCATAGAGTGTTTACATTCAGAAATCGAAATACTAAGAGGATGGATTTATAGAATCCTTCCAAAAGATATAATAGGATTGAATGCAAAAGAAATCATAGTGCCAAAGCCAAAGAGATTATTCTTCAATAAACGCGATGAAGAAGCTTTGAGGAATCTATGTAAAAAGTTAGAAGTTTATAATCCTGCACTCGCAAGGGTTGTATGGAGCAAGAGACATCTTAAATATCGAGATGATTACAATATATTCATAGAAGTAGCCGAAGACAATCTAAGAGAATATGAAATAGATGAAATGTTTGATAAAAGAGAAGAAGGCTATAACGACTACAGAGTGCCTATGCATTGTAGAGAAATTCCTGGATACACTATAAATGAAAAAGGTGAAAAGGAATTCGATGAAGAATATTGTGAACTGTATCCATTTATAAGATATACCGACAAGAACTACAAATACGAGTTTGATAGAGGAAGAAAACTTACTAGCGAAGAATTTAATGTATTCTGTGAGTATGAGGAGATGTGCCTGGTATACGGCTTCCACCAATTAAGACTCAAGAAATTGTTAGACGACAATAGAAAACGTCAAGAGCTACCTCTTTCCTATAGCGTTGATAGACGTGAGTTAGCAACTAGAGAAGAAAAGATTAGAAATCTTTTAGTAGAGAGTAATGGTAGTAAAGAAACTACTGAAGAAGAAAATAAGATGGAGCAGCAATGCAAGAATAATAAAGTTCAAGAGGATCCAAGAACTTTAGAACAGATAGAGAATGAGTATTATAATAAGTTTGACCCAATAGAAACTCATTATCATGAAATGCGTGTGATGAGGAAGAAGCAACAACAACAATATGAGTTATATCGAGACATCTTCTCTTCGAAATCTCAAAAAGACTTCGATGCATGGTGGTATGGAAAGAATTCATCTCAATATCAACAAGAGAACCTATCACCAGAAGAGTTAAAGAAGAAACAACGGCAAGAATATGTTGATCGTATGACCGAAGCAAATATAGCTTTGCTCTCTAAAGCTACACCGATAGATCCTGTACAGTTTGTAAACAATTTCAGATATTGGCAACAACAACAGTTGCAAAAATTGTTTGGCAATACAATGAATGAGGCAACAACGGCTAAAGATGTATTTGAAAAAGTAATTCCACATGCATTATACGAAATCTCTTGTGAAAATATAGAAAGACAGCGGCAAGAAGCTATGAATAGACCATATAATCCAATGGCCTATAAAAGAGCTCTCATAGAACTTGCTAATAAGAAGATATTAGCTGGTAATGAAGATCCAAACTTCAAACCAGGTCCAGTAGACCCTAAATTTGGCTATCCATCAAATTGGGTAGATCCTACTAATTCTAAAGAATATGAAGAACGTAAAGCACAATTCATGGAATACTGTAGAACATCGATGGGTGTAAATATGCCTTTGCGACCTATTTATAAATAAGGTGGTGAGCATATGAATATCAAAGAACGCAATGCTATTATAAGGCAATCGCAGGACGCTGCAAGGTTTGCTAACTTTGATCCAGACGTGTTCAAGTTCACTGAGGAGAATTGGGACAATATGACCAAACCTCCACTCACTACTTACGTTCCTTTACCAATTATAGAGCAATTAAGATCTATAGTAAACAATGTTAAACTTATGAACAACCCAACAAAAAAGTATGATTTGGTTAATAAGTTATTTGCTACAATTGGATTAAAACCATTAGCCTCTGGTACTAATAGAAGAACCTTCTATTGTACTTATGATCCTACAGTTGTTATCAAGATAGCATCTGATAGAGTTGGTAAGATGGATAATATATCTGAATTTACTTTGCAAAAACTTATTAAACCATTTTGTACTAAGTCATTTGATGTGACTAGTGATGGAGTCGTTGCATTAGTAGAACGTGTTGAAACGATGAAGGAAAAAGACTTTAAACAAGTCTATGCTAGTGATGTATTTGACTTTACGTTTGAGATCCTTAGAAGAGGATATGTTATGGAAGATATAGGAGGAAACTTCTATAAAAACTGGGGTATAAGATTCGGCTTTGGTCCTGTTATCCTAGATTATCCATACGTATTTGAATTAGATTGGGCAAAGCTAAGATGTAGTCATAGAGATATTCATACTGGAATATACTGTGACGGATACCTTGATTATGATTATAATAAAGGTATGTCTGAAATTATCTGTACCAAATGTGGTACTAGATATACTGCTAAGTATTTAGCAAGAAGAATTGATGCTAAAGATGTATTAGAAAGAATTGACAGAAAGAGGGACAATGAAATGGCATTATTAGACACAAACTTCAAAGTAGTAATTAAACGCGGTGATCAAATCGTTAAAAGATGTTACAAAGAAACGGATACTATTGTAGATCCTAAAACAAAACTTGGTGGTAAGAAAGAATACAACCAAGAACCTAAACTTAAATTTGACGAACCTAGAGTTCCAAAATATACGGTAAAACGTAAGATAGAAGATAACGAAGCTCCACAAGATAACCATAATCATGGTAATAAGAAAAGATATCCAAACTTTACTGACCAACCATTATTTACGGATAACTTGATCTTCTATCCTAAAAACTTAAAGAATGATATTATCTTCTTCTTAAAGAAAATGGAAGAGAAATATGGTTCTGAAGATGCTGTAAGATTAGCATCTATCATTGGTACTGTTTACAATCCAATGAATCCAGATTATGTTCTTCCTGAAAGAGAAACTGAAGAAAAGGAAGAAGTGAAAGAAGACCCAAAGTCTGAATCTCCTGTCGATGAAGCTAATTATAGCTACGATGGTGGAGAGTTTGAAACTAAAGAACCAAAACCTTTAGAAGATGAAAAGGAAGAATTGATTAAGAAGATCGAAGAGGCTGAGAAGGAGGAAACAAATCCTCAGCCATCTTTCCCTACAGCTCCAAAGACTTATGAAGACGTTAAGAGTATGAGCATTGAGGATATCATTACAGAATCCATTTCTAAAGATGAACTAAATCTATTCAAAGAAAACAATGCTCCTAAAGAAAATCTATTCCCAGTAAAACCAATGTCTAAAGAAGAGGAAGAAGCTGCTAAGCTTAGTTCTAGTACAGAAAATGTAATCACTGGTATTGTTGGATCTTCTCTTGTAGATACTCTTAAAGAGAGACAACTAGCAGAAGCTCTTAAAGACACTGTAATCAATACATTCGATAAGAAATTCGTTCCAGACGTTGATGTAGATACTGCCATTAGAAAACTTGATAATGAAATCACTGAGATGATCAAAGATGATATCAAAACTATTAGTGGTACTACAGATGGCTTGGAAGTAAATATTGCCAAGACCGTAGACAATAGAAATAATGAATGCTTTAATGTGACAGTAAAGAACTTTACTAGTCCTGTATTCGAATGTGTTATTTATCCAGCTGCTAAAGAGGCTGTTGTTGAAAAAGAATCTGATAACGAAGGTGGAGAAAAAGCAATGGAAAAAGCTATTTTTAACTTCTTGAATGCAAAGGTTGATGAAATCGAACATGATTATTCTTCTAAAGAGGAAGCAAAGACTTCTATCGCAACTGCATTGTATGGTGCTTTTAAAGATGAATTCAAAGACAAATTCACTCCAGCTCGTATGATGGATATCTGTAAAGAATATGTAGATAACTACGTATCCTTCGATAGCAACGAAGATGAAGAAGAAACTCATACAGCAGCTGATGAGTTATAATCTAAAGGGTGATATCAATGCAACCTCAAATGAATAATCCGCAACCACAGTTTAATAGATTTTTAGAAGGTGTGTTGTATGGCTGTAATGATGCAGGCAGTATTCCAGATGCATTAGCATCTGGTTATGCTGTAATAGCAGTAGTAGATATAGAAGAGGCTTATAAATACGCTAATGTCCCAAACTTAGCAATTATGTCTAATCTACTTCCTCCTCCAGAAGCAGTAACTGCTTATATTGATGGAGAAGCTGCTATTGGTCATCAAATTTATTATGAATACTTATCTAATAGAGAACGTGAAGCAACAGTAGTAACTGTACTACAAGCTTTATATGGTCACAGGCCTAGTATTAGATTTAGAAACTTCCTAATCTATACTGATTATGAACCTGATGTAGAGTTCAATATCTTATATACTTTAGGAGAATTCTTTAAGAATACTTTTGGTATTGTAATGGCTCCATATAAGCAATCACAAGCTTATAATATTGGAATGCCTCAGTATGACTATATTATCTCTAACTTACTATTCTCTAATGGTAAGATTAATAAGTATGAATTCGTTAGCATGCTTCCACAAGATGCTATGCCAACAGATGTGTCTTGTAGTATATTACTATCAGATATAAATTATCAACCATCTGGATTGGAAGATGGATATAGAATAGTGTGTAACTATATAGCTCAACTTAGAGCAGAGATTGCATCTAACTATACTATGAAATCTCCTATTATCCAGATCAACGATAAACTAAATAAAGACTTAGAGCAAAGCATCAATGATAAGATCTTTGAATCTCAATCTAAATTTGGTAATCAATAAAAAGAACAAAGAGAACTCATAACGAGTTCTCTTTCTTTTTTATCATAAAGGAGGATATCATGCCAATTGTAAGAACAGAAGAAGAATTAGAATATGCTAGACGCTTAATATTAAGTGAATTTACAGATATGGGTTGGTTTAAAATAGAGAATACTAATAATAGAATTACTACTAAAGAATTGCATTCTATTAAAGCTGGTGCTTATCAAGATATGTATGGCGAAGTGCAAGCATTCTTTATTGCTAAAGCTCTATTAGATAATAAACAAAAACCAGTAGAGAAAGAAGAAGTAGCAGAAGAATTAGAACCTCTTGAGTATTCTATAAAACAAGAAGTTATTTCTAAGAATGATACTTCTGATGATGAAGATGTAGTATTAGATAAATATCCTACATATTACATGGTAACTCAACAATATAAAGGTGGACCATTTACAGGAAAGCTTCTTCCTACACAAGATGATATTGATAGAAGTGTTGCATTGAATAAGAGCAATAGTTTCACATTCTTATTCTTAGATAATAGATGATATAATCATATACTATAACTATGAAGAAGAAAGGATGTGATTATATTGAAACTTCAATTTATTAATATCAATGATATGAGATTATTAGAGTATGTAAAAGATAAAGCAAGAGCAGAAAATGCTCCAGTATTCAATTTCTATTCTATGCTGGATTTTGGGTATAGACTAGAAGGTTTAAAACCTCTTCCAAATATAATGCAAAATCTATCTTATGCAAACTCATTCCGTGATGATAATTATACAGTTCAATTTGATAAAGCTTATGCATATCAGCTATTGTATAATGAACCATCATTCATTGATCTGATGAGAGTTCTTAGTATGGTAGAAAATACAGAAACAGTTATTGTAGTAACCAACCATTCTCATCCAATGGTAGAAGCTATAGTAGATTCTCTTATCAAATTTATTCAAGAAAGATATTCTTTACAAAGTTTCTTGATAAATGATATAGATGATATTGATCCATTTGCTACATCTACTTTTATTACAGAAGGTGGATATCTAAACTATATAGATGATGTGAAAAGAATGGGAAGATACTGTGATCCTCATCAGTTATTACAAGAATCTGAGTTCTATATCTAAGGAGTACTATGGCTATATGGGAAAAGGATAGATATGTAGCTCCTTATGAATGGCTTATAAATAAGCATCTAAGAGAATACGATCTATCTAAAGCTAATATAAGTCTCTTATTAGAATATGGATTTATATCTAAAAAAAGATATGATGAAATATTTAATATGCCGAGAGAACAAAGGGAGATAATAGTTGGTCTTATGCAAAGAGATAATCCTGAATTATCTAAGGGATTATCTAATTGCTTTAAAGATGCTAGAAGAAGATTCTTTGAAATAAATGAACTCAATCCTGATAATGTGTTATATATAGATAAGGATTCTATAACCACAATAGATACTCTGGTACCATATACAAGAATATCTGATAATCTAGAATTTAAACTAAAGAATGAGTATAGTAGTTTTTATAGATTACAATATATAGACTTTCTATATTATTGCAATGGAGCTATAGAAAACTTCAGATTAAAAGGTGCTGGGAAACAAGTTCCTATAAAACATAAAGAGCACTTTATGCAATTCTTATTAGCATTAGCATATACAGCTCAAACTGATACAGTAGAGAATTGTATTCTAATGATAAAGGATTTCTATTACCAATATACTCATAGATTGCTATATAGAGAATTTTATAGAGAGCTTAATAATCGTAGTATGTATAAGATAGTAAATAGTGGATATCATACTTATTATGCTGATGCTATAAATAGTATTGGTATTGAGTTTGTAGATATATCTCATAATGCAGATATACTAAGAATCTTATATAGAATATTTATGACTGAATATTTCTCAAAAAGATGAGGCTATGGGAACTTAATCCCATAGCCTTTATTTTTTATCAATTTTGATATTTGGATTACTATAGATAGCTTTATTATTACCAGCAGCCATAAGAGTAATAAAAATAAAACACTTTGTAGAAAGTATATTAGGTACTCTATCTTTACCGTAATAAAGCTCTAGTTTATTCTTGAATACCTCAGACATATTTGAAGCAACGCTATCTTTTAATTCCTTCATTAATCTGATTTGTTCATTTTCAGAAATATAGTCAGAAACTGCTGTAGGATTAAAGAAACCTACATCTCTATTATAACATTCTTCTATATATTTATCTAATACTTTATCTAGTTCTTTGAACTGATCAAATTCTACTAATTCAATCATTTCTTTTTCTTTTTTGTAATTTAAATAATCATATGCTAAAGTTAGTAAGTATAATACTGTAGCCCATATGAATGGGAATACGTAGTCGCCACTGATTAAATAAATAACAATAGATGCTAATAAGATATAGATACCTTTGTGGTTATTGATATTATCTAAGATGAATAGATAAAGAGTTTTTAATTTGATAAAAAGATTTGTAAAAAATGCTTTTGCATTATTTTTAAGATTATCATATTTAGAGTACAGTTCTGCCATTATTTAAATTACCTCTCTAGTGTTAGTCTGTTAATTCTTTTCTAGTATACTCCCAAGCATATAAGTATGCTATTTTATTATCTCCATACTTATACATAAGTGGTTTGTCTTTTGCTTTACCAACAATAATTTTGCAAAATGCTTTTATTTTAACTGGATTTGTAACCCATAATTCTTTAGTATGGTTTACATCAGGAACTTGTGATTTTGAAGGCTTTACAATTTTTAGACTATTCATATCTACTGGAGTATGAACGTAAAATTCTTTGCCTTCAAGATTTTGAGATAAAGCTATTAAGCAGCCATTAATAGAAGAGCTAAAACAAACTCTTTTGGTTGTAGCATCTTCATACCCATTATCTGTAAGGAAATTTTTTGGAACTCTAGGAGTTAAAATTTTCCCATCCATATTATCTTTCGATACAAAATATATCTTTTTATATAGTGCCATTATTACCTCTCTAGTTTAGTAGACCAATCATATAGTTTATCCCTTAATTCTAAGAGCTTACTTGCTTGTTCTTCCTTAAATTTATATTTACCATCTAGAGAGTTATTTAAATAACTCATCAATTTATAAGCAATATCTCTATTTAATCCATTAGGATATCTTTCTAATAAAGACCACCACTTACCAAAGATCATCTCTGGATGAACGTATAGATATTTATGATGATATAATTGGTGGCATGTTTTACAAAGCATTACTACAGGAATATTATTTTGAGTATGCTCGTATCTTAATAGATCGGATAGATCAAACTCAGTAATAGCTCCATAGGTATTTAAAATATGCTCTGTAATAATAATTGCAATATCATAAATATTGAGCATGCAATGGTGCATCTCTAAAGATGCCATTTCTTCACCCTCATCATTACCAGCTGTAATATTAGGATGGAATTGACAGCAATCTAGACCAATAGAATACAAATATGCTTTGTAGTGTTTATAGGTTCTACTATGTCTGAATTCTCTAATAGCAGAATCTAAGAATGCTTTATATTCATCAAGGTCATAAGACCCTTCTTTAGTTAATGCGAATTGTACTGCATACTCCGAATTTGGAGAGGTTAAGAGCGGATTATGCTCTGCATTTTCTACAAATACGTTTGGAAATACATTTGTCTGTGTATACATTATATTTATCTCCCTTTTAATACTAA